GTGAACGCGGCGATCTATGACCTCGACCTCCGCGACGAGTACCCGAGCGCGGCAGCGTCCGTGACCCTCGCCGTCCTGACTCTGCAGTTCATCCCTATCGAGTACCGGCAGCAGATCATCGCCGACGCGTGGGAGCGGACCGTCCCCGGCGGCGTCTTCCTCCTCGTCGAGAAGGTCCTCGGGTCGGACGCGTTCGCGGACCGGACTCTCGTCGAGACGTACCTTGAGCGGAAGGGCGAGAACGGCTACACGCCGGAGCAGATCAACGCGAAGCGCCGGAGCCTCGAGGGTGTCCTCGTCCCGGTGACCGCCGACTGGAACGTCCAACTTCTGGAGCGGGCAGGGTGGGCGCACGTCGACTGCTACTGGCGGACGCTGAACTTCGGCGCCTGGATCGGGGTCAAGCCGTGACGGACCTAAGCGCGGATTACCGGATCCCGTCAATGTCCGAGGTCGCGGCAGTCCGGGGCACTAACGGCTACAAGGTCGTCTCGACGTTCTCCGGTTGCGGGGGCGCGTGCCTCGGCTTCGAGATGGCGGGCTTCGAGATCGTCTGGGCGTCCGAGTTCGTCGAGGAGGCGCGACGGACGTATGAGGTCAATCATCCGGGCGTGCCCGTCGACGGTCGAGACATACGCGAAGTCACGGCGGAGGAGATCCTCGCCGCGACCGGGCTCGAGCGTGGAGACCTCGACGTCTTCGAGGGCTCGCCTCCGTGCGCGTCATTCTCGACGGCAGGGAAGCGGGAGAAGGGCTGGGGCGAGGTCAAGGCGTACTCCGACCGCGTCCAGCGGAGTGATGATCTGTTCTTCGAGTACGCGCGACTCTTAGACGGTTTGCAGCCTCGAGTCTTCACGGCGGAGAACGTCAGCGGACTCGTCAAGGGCAAGGCGATTGGCTACTTCAAGGAGATCCTGACCGCGCTCCGGTCGTGCGGCTATGCGGTCGAGGCAAAGGTCCTTGACGCGTCGTGGCTTGGTGTGCCGCAGGCGCGTCAGCGGCTTATCTTCGTCGGGGTCCGCAACGACCTCGTCGACCGCTACGGGATCAGGCCGGCTCACCCTAAGCCCCAGGGCACGCGCTATGCGATCCGCGACGTCCTCGACCTCGCGACGCCGATCACGCTCGACCCGGAGACGGGCGAGGACATAACCCTCGACCGCTACGCGATCGGAGCAGGCTGGGACAGAACTCAGCAGGGTCAAGTGGACCGGAAGTACCTCTCCCTGGTCAAGCCTCGAGTCGCCGAACCGTGCAAGACGATCACAGCGACCGGCGGGATCGTCGGAGCCGCGTCCGTCGTCCACCCGACTCAGCGCCGCAAGTTCACGCTCGACGAGGTCCGGACCCTCTCATCCTTCCCTGCCGACTTCGCCCTGACCGGCACCTTCGCGCAACGCTGGGAACGGATCGGGCGATCCGTGCCCCCGTTCATGGCTCGAGCGATCGCCGAGACGATCCGCGACGAGATCCTCCGGAGGGTCGACCATGCCGAAGGGTAGGCCAGCCGATCCGACGCGGGCTCGACGCGGAACCGGGCACCGTCCGACCGCGTCCGAACTCGTGCCCGCTGCCGCTGCCGCGCCGGTCGTCGAGGAGGCGCCGGAGTTCGCTATCCCCGCGACCCTGCCCCCGGAGGGCCGGGAGATGTTCGAGCGGATCGTCGAGGAACTCGCGCCGCGCGGTCTCCGACCCGTCGACCTCGAGGCACTCGAGATGATGTGTCACTCCGCCTACGCGCACCGGAAGGCTCGCGAGTTCGTGGCCCAGCACGGCGTCATGGTGCAGGTGAACGGGCGGATCCTGCCTAACCCGGCGCTGAAAGTCGCGCGAGACGAGGCGAGCGCGTACACGCGGATCGCTCAGGAGTACGGGCTGACGCTCGCCGCGCGTCTCCGCCTCGGGCTTATGCAACTCGCCGGGGAGTCGATGCTCGCGTCGCTCTCGAAGGATCTCGACCGGCCCGACGTCGTCGTGCAGGTGCAGGCGTGAAGGTCCCGAAGGGCGCGAAGTATGACGAGGCACGCGCGGACCGGATAGTCCGGTTCTGTGCCCGCTACCTCAAGCACATGAAAGGCAGGTGGGCGGGTCAGCCGTTCCTCCTCGAGCCGTGGCAAGAGGAGGAGATCATCCGGCCCCTGTTCGGCATGGTCGACGCGAAGACGGGACGCCGCTGGTACCGCGAGGCACTAATCGGGCTACCCCGCAAGAATGGCAAGAGCGAACTCGCCGCCGCTGCCGCGCTCTACCTCCTCCTCGCTGACGGAGAGTTCGGCGCCGAGGTTTACTCGCTCGCGGGCGACCGGAAGCAAGCGAGCCTGGTCTACCGGACGGCAGCGGACATGGCTAAGGGCTCCCCGTTCCGGAGCGCCGTCCGGGTCTACCGCTCCGTCATGGAGGTCCCCGAGACCTCGGGGATCTACCGGGCACTCTCCGCCGACGCCGACCTGCAGCACGGTCTGAACCCGCACGCCGCGATCATCGACGAGTATCACGTGCACCGGGACGCCGAGCAGTACGAAGCGATGCGGACGGGCACGGCAGCCCGGCTCGAGCCCCTCATCCTGACGATCACGACGGCAGGACCGGAGAAGCGCGGACCCCTCTGGTCGCTTTATGAGCGCGGTGTTTCAGGCAAGGATCCGCGCCTGTTCTGCTACTGGCGGTCCGTCGAGCCCGGGACGCCGCTCTCCGACCTCGAGGCGTTCAAGCGAGCCAACCCCGCGTCCTGGGTCACGGAGGAGTTCCTCGCCGATCAGCGTGACTCGCTGCCGGAGCCCGTCTTCCGCCGCCTTCACGGGAATGAGTGGTATGAGGCAGGCGGGACGCTCTGGGTCTCCCGCGAGGCGTGGGAGGAGTGCGAGGGTCCGGTCGAGTTCGATCCCGCGCTCCCGGTCTACATAGCCGTGGATGCGGGCTCGAGGCGCGACTCGACGGCTATCGCGATGGGTCAATGGTCCGACGACGGGAAACTCAACACGCGCGTCTGGATCATGCGAGCGGACGAGTCCATCGGCTTCCTCGACTATGAGATGGTCGAGTCGCTCCTCCGGGATCTCGCCTCGACGTATGACGTCCGCCGCATCGCGTTCGACCCGTTCCAGATGGTGCCGGTCGCGCAGAGGCTCGACGGCGAAGGGCTCCCGGTCGAGATGTTCCCTCAGTCGCACGTTCGCATGGTGCCCGCCTCGCAACTGCTCTATGACCTGATCATGGAGGGCAGGCTCCGGCACGAAGGCGACCCGGAGGTCTCGGAGCAGGTCCTCTCCGCCGGGGTCCGTGAGGTCCCGCAGGGGTGGCGGCTCGACAAGCGGGTCCGGTCGAGGTCGATCGACGCGGCGATCGCGCTCGCGATGATGAGCCAACTCGCGGAATGGGAGCGGGCGGGGGCGGATCCCCGGGTCATCGTCTTCTAGGGGAGCGGCCCCCTATCGGCCCCCTAGCGGGAGGCTCGCGACCCGCCTCCGGCGGGGTATTGGACAGCCCCTCGAGGGCGTCTGCTAGCGTTTCTCTATCGGGCAACCCCGCCCGGAGAGGAGCGACCCAGATGCCTACCTACACGATCGCCGACGACACTCGCGGCGGACTTCAGATCCACAAGCACAACTGCCGCGACACCGCTCGCGTCGACCACAAGTGGGACGTCGAGAGCGGCGACCTGCGCGGCATCGTCGAGGACACGTACGGTCCCGCCGCCGGATCCTTCTACGAGGAGGCGGGCTACACCCCCGGCACTCCCGAGTATGACCGGGCGTGGCAGGACTACACGCACGACTTCCGCGTCATGCCTTGCGCGGGTCGCATCGAGGTCGAGGCGGTGGCCCGATGACCCGCAAGCACTTCGAGACCATCGCGATCTCCCTCGGCTACCAGATGCGGAACGCGTACAACGGCAGCGCCCCGTGGTACACGATCCTCGGCGTCGCCCGTAACCTCGCCTCCGATCTCCGCGCGACCAATCCCCGCTTTGACCCGGACCGCTTCGTCGAGTTCGTCCTCGACGTCGCAGAGGGTCGCCGCGACCTCGAGGGCAAGAAGATCAAGGGGGCCGCGTGAGCCGCCCCGTCCGCCTGACCCGGCGCGGGAGGGTCGTCGTCACGATCGCGACGACCCTCGCCGCCGTCGTCCTCGCAGGGCTCGCGTCGCTCGAAGTCGACGCCGACGCCGCCCCGCCCCCGCTCTCCCCCGCGAAGGCGGAGCCCGCCTTCGACTGTCGCGACCGGATCGTCCGCGTCCTCCACGGCGCGGGCTTCCGGGGCCGGGACCTCCGGACCGCCTACGCCGTCGTGATGCGGGAGTCGCACGGGCGGTCGCTCGACGAGGGCTCGCCCTGGTACACGGGCGCTCTCGGGATCTTCCAGATCCAGACGTCGGCGCACTCCTCGAAGCCTTGGTGGTCGAGGTCCGCGATGCTCGACCCGAAGCGTCAGGCGCGTATCGTCTTCCGGCATATGACGGACGGGGGCCGGAACTGGGCCGCGTGGGGGCTGACCCGCGACGGGCGGCTCGACGCGTCGCAGTACGGCGGCTGGTCCTCCTGGCAGCATGAGGCGTGGATCATGGCCCCGTTCCGGAAGTACGCTGCCGCCTTCGATCGGCTCCCGAAGGGCTGCCGCTCCTAGACGTTCCTGTCCCCTCCGAGTCGACGCCCCCGGTCCTTCTCCTCCGGGGGCGTC